GAGGCCTACCAGCAGAGAAAGAAAGGAGAGAATAAGAATGATTAAGATTCTGATGGCCATGTACGGCATCACCGCAGAACAAGCAGCAGCCCGGCTCCCGGCGGCGCAGTTCGTTCTGACTGCCGCCATTGCAGCTCTGTTCGTCTGGCTGGACAGCAACGGTGCATTGGACGGTGTAGGCCGCTGGATGGGCCGGAAGCTGCGGGAGGTGCTGGATGCTGTATCCGAGGACTGATGCGGAGGCTGGCTACCCTGACCCTCCCGTGTGCCCCCTCTGCCACCAGAGGTGCGATACCGTCTACCGCACCGATGATGGCACAATCGTTGGCTGTGACCGCTGCTTAGAGGCCGCAGACGCATGGGAAGTCAATGAATGCTTCCCGGAAAAGGAGTAATCGTATGAAAAAAATCAAAGTCAAGCTGACATTTGTTGAGCCCGTGCTTGGCACATGGCCCAGCAACCAGAACATTGCCCGCGAGTTCATTGCCAGCAAGTCCCCGGATGCCGCAACCGTTGAGGATGAAGTGGCTGCGCTGGGTGCAGATGCCGTGGCTGACAAGGGCATGACGGTGTTCCCTCGCAACGAAAAGGGCGAGCCTGTTTTGTATGACTATCAGGTCAAGGGTTTCTTCAAGGATTCCTGCGGTATGCTCTCCAGAATCGGCGGTAAGACCGAAACTGGCAAGAAAAAGGCCGTGAACGAATCCGGCAAGATCACTGCCTACAAAAAGGTTATTGATGGCCTGATTTTCGTTCAGCCGCGCATGATTCCCATTCATTTCAATGGCGAAATGACCGAGTGCCAACGTCCGCTTCGCGCCCAAACCGCACAGGGCGAGCGTGTAAGCCTTGCGAACAGTGAGCAAATCCCTGCTGGCTCCACTTGTGAGTTTGAAATTCTGCTGATGGACGATTCTCACGAAAAGGCTGTTTTGGAATGGCTGAACTATGGCGCCCTGCGCGGTATCGGCCAGTGGCGTAATTCCGGCAAAGGCCGTTTCTCCTATGAAATCACCGAGTAATGCGATGGCGTGGTTTAGCCACGAACTGTAACGCCTTGCAGTGGCAGAGCATCGACATGATTTGTGCTGTAACTGCATAGCACCGTTTCGAGTAGAAGGGCAACGGCATTGCTTCGTATGGATGCGATGAGCCTTGCAAGGGCTAGGCAAAACGTAGCGTACCAGAGTAAAGCGAGGGCATTGCCTAGAGAGGAAAGGCGCGGCAAGGGCAGAGCTCTGTAACGCCATGAAATGAAACGCAAGGGCATAGTTCCGCATCGAGGCGATAAGCGATGGCAAAGTGGAGCCTTGAGGTGTTCCGCAACGCAATGGCAAGGAGCGGCTTCGACACGCTGAGAACGGCAAAGGCGGCGAACTGAAATGGAAGGCGCAGCCATGGCATGGCGAAGGCAAGGCGACGAGCCGAGCCGAGAAGCATCGATACGCAAAGGCGAAGAAAAGCAACTGCAATGCGAAGAAATTCATTTACGCTTGATTTTGCCTACAAACAGAAAGGAGTGATTTTATGAAAGGATTGGTATTCGACACCGAAAATCGGATTCAGTTCAAGGACTTCAGCGAACCGCTGCTGGACAGCCTCCAGAAAGAAGTCAGCGGCTACATCGAGGTGGTTCATCCCAAGTATCTGCCGGAAGGGCTGTGCATGGTGGTCGATGACGAGGGGCGATTGAAAGGCTCTGCCATCAATAACATTGCCAGCGTCCTCTACGGTACGCCGGAACACGGCCAGCCTATCGTGGGCAACGCTGTGATTCTCCGCGAGGGCTTTGTAGCTGGCGAACGCGACTTTGTGAGCCTGACCGAAGATGATGAAACAGGTCTGATGCTTCTGCTCTTTGCACTCGGCATCAGCATCAAGGACGAAAGCGAGGCCGAGTGATGGATCTGGAAAAATTCTACTTCACCTACGGCTCCGATGACGTTCAGCCGTACTGCGGAGGATGGACGGTTGTCTGGGCACCAAACTACCACATGGCGTGTCAGGCGTTCCGAGCGGTGCATCCTGACCGTATTCCCAATGTTCTCAACTGTGCCAGCGTGTACAGCGCAAAGGAGTTTGAGAAAACCAAGATGTTCGGCTCGGAGGGCAACTTCGGCCGCCGCTGCCGGGAGACCATCACGCTGAACATCGCTGTCAACAAGACCGATGAGGAGATGATTTTTTGAAAGCCAAGAAATTGACCCGCCGCCAGAAAAAAGCCCTCTCTGCTGCCGGTTGGGACTGCACCGCATATCTCTGGGTTCGGGACATCCCGAACGGTATGGTGCTCCTGAATAAGGACACCGGGAAAACCATCATTTTTGGAAAGTAAAAGGAGGATGCCACATGGCAAAGGAAACCGCATTGCAGGTTATCGAACTGCAGCAGTTGCCCATCATCGTTGAGCGGCTGCACAGCGTAAAGGCTGACATCGAGCAGCGCACGGCTGACGCGCTCTCGCTGGTCTGTACAGAGCAGACTTATAAGAGCGTCAAGGATGCTCGCGCACAGCTGACCAAGGAATTCAAGGAATACGAAGCCCAGCGCATTGCTGTCAAGGACAAAATCCTTGAACCGTATACCGAGTTTGAAAAGGTTTATCGTGAGTGTGTGACGGTGCCATTCCAGACCGCAGACGCAGAACTGAAGCGGAAAATCACGGACGTTACTTCCGGCATCGTGGCGCAGAAGACGGATGCTGTTCAGGAGTATTACAACGAGTTGGTGGCGGCTGCGGGTATTGACTGGATGGATGACTTGACCTACCGGCCGAAAGTCAACATGAGCGACAGCGTCACTGCTCTGAAAAAACAGGCAAAGGCGTTTGTGGATGGCATCGTGTCCGATGCTACTGCAATCGACGCTATGGAAAGTTCTGCGGAGGTCATGGTGGAATACCGGAAGAACCTCGACCTGCCCACAGCGATTAAAGTTGTGGATAACCGTCACAAAGCTCTTGAAGAGCAGCGGCGGCTGGAAGAAGAACGCCGTATCAGGCAGGCAGAACGTGAAGCTGCGGCAGAAAAAGTTCGCGCCGCAGCTGCCGCAGCTGCCCAGACGCAGCCTGAACCAGCGCAGGAAATTTCAGTAGACCCGGAAATGCCCGTGCAGCCCGATGCTGAACCGGCTTCGCGGCCCAAGCCGGAGCCTATTTTGATGACCCGCTTCTACGCAAAGGGCACCAAGGCACAGCTTATCGGCCTGAAAAATTATCTTGAAAAGGAAGGCATTGAATATGGCAACGTATAACAACCAGTTGCAAGCGCAGCAGAAACCCAAGTTTTCCGTGGCAATCACCACCAAGGGCTATCAGTCTTTGATTGCCAACACCCTGCGCGACCCCGCCCGCGTTCGCCGCTTTACGGCAAGCATCACCTCAGCGGTCGCGGTCAATCCGGCTTTGCAGGAGTGCGATGCCGGCACGATTCTGGCGGGTGCCCTGCTGGGTGAATCTCTCAACCTTAGCCCCTCTCCGCAGCTTGGGCAGTATTATCTGGTTCCGTTCAAGCAGAAGGCCAAGTATGACCGTGGCGGCAATCTGATCCGCCCGGAAATCGTCACGGCCACGTTCGTGCTTGGCTACAAGGGCTACCTCCAGCTGGCGCTGCGCAGCGGCCAGTATGCGGATCTCGATGTTACCGAGATTAAGCAGGGCGAGTATCTGGGCAAAGATTCGATGACCGGCAAGCCCAAGTTCCAGTTCATCGAGGACGATGATCAGCGAGATGCGCTGCCTACTGTTGGCTACATGGCTTACTTTGAGTACGTGAACGGTTTCCGCAAGGTGCTGTACTGGTCCAAGGAAAAAATGATGAACCACGCAGATACCTACTCCAAGGCGTTCAGCCGGCAGAAGTACGAGGAATTGCTGGCTGGCAAAATCCCGGAGAGCGAAATGTGGAAGTATTCGTCCTTTTGGTATAAGTCGTTCGATGACATGGCAAAGAAAACCATGCTTCGCCAGCTTATTTCTCGCTGGGGTGTTATGAGCATCGAAATGACCAGGGCTTTGGAAAGCGATAATGCCGTGGCAGCGGTAGCAGATAATGGCGAAATCCTTACTACGCAGGAGGTCGTGTCTGACGCACAGGAGCAGCCAGAACTTCATACTGGAAAGCCCGAAGTGGACGCAGGACAGGCCTTGCCGCACGGTGATATTTCGCAGGGCGAGCCCACTGCCGTCGAAGAGGTTGTTGACCTCAGTTCGTTATGATCGGCTACAACATCATCGCAACAGGCAGCAAGGGAAATGCCGTGGTGATTGAGCATGAGATTCTGATTGACTGTGGTGTTCCGTTCAAGGCTTTGGCCGCAGAATGGAAAACTCTGAAGCTGGTTCTCTTGACCCACATCCACTGTGACCATTTCCAGCCGTCAACGCTTCGACTACTGGCATCCAATCGCCCAACGCTGCGATTCGCCTGCTGTGACTGGTTGTGCAAACCGCTGGTGGATGCAGGGGTGCCAATTTCCCAGATTGATGTTTTGACACCGGGAACTATGTATGGTTACGGCATCTGCAATGTCATTCCGAACATGGTGAAGCACAATGTTCCGAACTGCGGATGGAAGGTCTGGCTCCCCGCCGGAAAGCTGTTCTACTGCACCGACATGAACAATCTGAACGGCATAGCTGCTCCGAACTATGACCTCTACATGGTCGAAGCCAACTACGAGGACGAGGAGATTCAGGCGAAAATCGCCGAAAAGAAGCTGACTGGTGAGTATATCTACGAAAAACGTGTCTTGCGTGACCACATGAGCGTGGCAAAAATCAATGATTGGCTTTATGCCAACATGGGGTCAAACAGCGCGTACATCTATATGCACTGCCATCAGGACAAGGAGGATGCCACATGACCGGGCGGCTGGTGGACATGGCTTTTACCCTTGGCGGAAAGCAGCGTGTCACATTGGAACTCAACGGCGACTTCCGGGAAATCTGGGACAAGCTGCATCTGGAGCCGGTTCTGGATGTGGAAATCAAAAAGCACAGGGAAAAGCGCAGCCTGTCAGCAAATGCGTATTTCCACGTTCTGTGCAACAAAATTTCTGCGGAAACCGGAGAGAGCGAAGATGCCGTGAAGCGGCGACTTGTGGTGTCGTACGGAGCACTGGCCCGCGATAAGGATGGAAAGCCCGTTGGATTAAAACTCCCGCCAACCGTAGATCCCTGCGATTTTTACCCCTATGTCCGGCTTTATGAAACCCGGCAGGAGAACGGCAAAAATTACTCCTGTTATTTTGTCTACAAGGAAAGCCACAAGATGAACACGAAAGAGTTTGCTCATCTTGTGGACGGCGCAATTGAAGAAGCCAAGGAACTGGGCATCCAGACGGATACCCCGGAACAGTTGGCTCGATACAAAGAAGAATGGTCCAAATGACCAGAAAGAGGTGATGTTCAATGCTGAATAGCTGCAATTTTCAGGGTAGGCTTGCCGCTGATCCTGAACTTCGGACCACACAAAGCGGCATTTCGGTCACGAGTTTCCGCATGGCTGTTGACCGCAGCAAGGCAGACGAGGACGGCAACCGTCAGGTTGACTGGCTAAGTTTTACAGCGTGGCGCAATACCGCAGAGTTCATCTGCAAATACTTCAGCAAGGGCAGCCAGATGGTAGTGGAAAGCCACTGCCAGACCCGCAAATATCAGGACAAGAACGGCGAAGATCGTATTGCAACGGAGTTCATCGTGGATAAGGCTCACTTCTGCGGTCCCAAGCAGAGCGGTCGACAGGAACCCGTGGATGACGGCGGTACAAACCCGCCGCCGTCCACATATCGGAGCCAACAGCCGCAGCAGCCCCAGCAGATGGGATTTTCCACCCAAAGCCAGCGGCAGCAGTGGCAGGGCGCAGAAGCTGCTCCCGAAGCCGTACAGCCCAGTTACTCGCAGGGCAATGCTGATGACTTTTCGGTCATCGACGATGCAGATGACTTGCCGTTCTAAGGAGGTCTGTTGATGGCAACCGGCAAACGATACTACTGGATAAAACTCAAAGATAGCTTCATGTCCTCGGACGAGATTGACTACCTTATGAGCCAGCCGGACGGTGCCAACTATGTTGTTCTCTATCAGATGCTCTGCCTCAAGACCATCAACACGGGCGGTTGTCTGGTTTCTCAAATCGGAGAGATGCTCATTCCCTACGATGCTGAAAAAATCCAGCGGGAATGCAAATGGTTCTCTCTGGCAACTGTCCGTGTGGCCTTGAGCGTCTATAAACAAATTGGACTGATTTTTGAAAGTCCTGACGGAATACTGGCTATCTCCAACTATTCGGATATTGTTGGAAGCGAAACGGATTATTCGGCGCAAAAACGTCTCCAACGTGAGAATCGGCGCAGACAAATCCCTGCTAAAGGTGCAGACAACAACGAGGACAACAATGTGGACAATGTCCATACAGAGAAAGAGATAGAGAAAGATAAAGAGATAGAGAGCAGAGAAAGAGTAAGAGATAACGGTAGTCCGGCTGTCGATGCCGGACTTGCGGAGATCATCGGCTCTTACGAGGAGAACATCGGCAGCTTCCCACCGGCTGCAAGGGATGCCCTGATGTGCTGGCGGGAGATTTTCGCGGATGACCTCATTCTGCTGGCCATCAAAAAAGCTGCTCTGTCCGGCGTTCGCAAGTGGAACTACATCAACGGCATTTTGAAGTCATGGAAAAACGAGGGCGTGAAAACCATTGGTGATGTGCAAGCCCGCGACCAGCGGCGTAAGCCCCCGGCGGGTCAGCAGCCAAAGCGTTCCGCTGCCGATGACTACGATGAAATTTTCGGAGAACTTTTAGGAGGCTCGACAATATGACCGATACGAAATTGCGTGAGCTGCTGGTGGTCATCGATGACCACTACGGCCGCGCCCGCAGCTTGGAGGAGCGCAGGGCTGACACGCAAATCTACATCCGGGCGTTTGGCACCATCCCGGACGAGATTGTGGAAAAGGCTCTGTATACGGCATTTACACAGTGCAGATTCCAGAACCAGCTGATTGTGGACTGGTGTGCTGAAATCAAAAAGCTGCTGTCAGCCCAGCAGCCCTCGGCAAACGACCTCTGGGCGCAAGCTGCGGCAGCTGCCCGGAAAATCGAGGCAAATCTGTACTACCAGACCCACGGCGGATTCATTGCCCCTGATGGGCGCAAGCTGAAAGGCGAAGATTTCAAAAAGGAAAACGCGAAAATCTTCGCTGCCCTCCCGATGGTGGTACAGCGGTGGGCTGGCTCCCCGGCAGACCTGTCGGAGATTTTCAGCAGCCGCAGCAGCGCGGATCTGCGCCAGTTCGTCCGGCCGGGCTTCGACAGGGCTGTGCAGGATGCCCCGGTTGAGAGTTTGCAGCCCCCGGCTCTACCCGGCGGCGCCGCCCCGGCACAGATTGGAGGTGGCACGGCATGAGGTCGAAAAGACAATTCCGCAGCCTGATCGTGTGCGTTTCGTGTGCGATGGTTGGCTGCATCCTCGCAAGCACGGCCTACTCCCGGCGGGTGAACGATCTGGAAACCGAGCGGGATATCTACGCCAGCAAGTCATCCAACTGGGAGCGCATGGCCGGAGAACGTGATGAAACCATTGACCAACTCCAAACCGAGGTAGACAAGCTGACCGCAGAACTGAACGCCCAGACCGATTTGACCCTTACATACGCCGGGGCGTTCAGCTGCACAGCCTATTGTTCCGAGGAATACGCCCACATCTGTGGCGAGGGGCACGGCATCACATCCAGCGGCGCAAAGGTGCAGCCGGGCGTGACCGTAGCTGCCGACACCAGCGTTCTGCCCTACGGCACGGTGGTCTATATCGAGGGCATCGGTATCCGGGTCGTTCAGGACACCGGGAGTGCGGTGGTAGGTAACGAGCTAGACGTTGCCGTAAAGACCCACAGTGAGGCTCTAAGCTGGTCTGGATGGGGTTCCCGCCGGGTCTGGGTCATTTCGGGAGGTGTTGAACCGTGAAGAAACCGTTTGAGACCGAAATGGACGATACCAGACAGGCGGTCGGACAAATCGTGTGTTTGTGCACCACCATTGCGCTGCATCAGGAGTTCGGTGTCGGCAAGACCAGACTGGAGCGCATTAAAGCTAGAATTGACGAGTTGGAAAACCAGAACACCGAGGTCATTATGACCCCGGATGCAAACGGCAGACCCTCCAAGGACAAGGCCGAGGCAATCCGGGAAAGCTGGTTGGCTGGGTGCGTTTCTTCTGACTACCGAATCCCGATGGTGAGAATGCCTCGTGGGCGCAAAGAGCAGCAGTACCGCATGGCTGGCGACAGAGCTGCCAAAATTGCTTGGCAGATTTACGCCAAGGCGGTTATTGATGTGCTGCACTACGGTCCAGACCGCTTGGAACGGTTGCGCAAGGAAAGCTATGCCAACTATGAGCAGCTGAACAAGTGGGGGCATGAGGATGGTCTGGATGTTGCGATGGAAAAGCTGCGCCGCTGTGCTGCTGATGCCATGCAATCCCCGGATCTGGAAGTTGCTGATATCGATGGCAGCAAGGATGCTGTGGAAGTGGACAAGGAGTTCCGTAAGCAGCAGCTGAATTTCGTCAAGCGTGTCCGGGCACAGACCCTTGGGCGTATCGCAGCTACTACGCAGCCCGTCAACGTACTGGCCGAGCAGGGTGTGCAGGACAAGGTTCAGCAGATTATGCAACAGGTTTCCCAGCAGTCTTTTGAGCGTAGGAGGAGACGTTGATATGGCACAAAATGAATACGGCGAGAAGCTGGACAGCAATGGCTATGCGCCCAGCATCCTCAGCAAGAGCCCCACCTGTCTGATTTGCGGGCGGTATCGCACCGCTCGGCACGAAGTCTTTTTCGGACCGTACCGGGACAAGAGCAAGCGGCTTGGCCTGTGGGTGAACCTCTGCCCTTGGTGCCACCAGAACGGAGTGACTGCCGTACATACCAACCGGGAGGCAGACCTCAGCTTGAAGAAGTGGGCACAGAAAAAGGCTATGGAGTATTACGGTTGGCCGGAAGCGCAGTTCATCAAAGAATTCGGGAGGTCGTACCTGTGAGCACTTTTCCGATTATCGCTATCGACCCCGGCAACACCCAGTCTGGCTATTGCGTGATTGATCGCAGCACCCTGCGCCCTCTGGAATTCGGAAAAATCGACAATGCGGAGCTGCTGCAAAAACTTTCCTCTGCCGGGGCGCAGGGCTGGCGGTGGGCGGTCATCGAGATGGTGGCCTCCTACGGAATGCCCGTAGGCCGGGAGGTGTTCGATACCGTCCTCTGGATCGGCCGCTACTACCAAGTCCTGAACGCCTGCTGCCCGGTGCGGCTGCTGTGCCGCATCGAAGAGAAGCGGCACATCTGCCACAACACCCGCGCCAATGATTCCGCCATCCGGCGGGCGTTGATTGACCGATTTGCAGCCCATGACCTAAAAAACGGCAAGGGCACAAAGAAAGCCCCGGATTTCTTCTATGGCTTCAAGGCTGATGTGTGGGCAGCCTACGCACTGGGTCTGACCGCCATCGAGAACCGGGAGAACGACTATAAATTTTCAACTACTTAAAAGCTACTTGAAAGGAGCTTCATCATGGATAACTCTCTGTCTGAATCCGCACGTTTCGCAGTCTACCGTGAAAAACTCAAGGGCATCTGCGAGGCCAACAACCTGAGCTATGTGTTCATCAAGAACGCATATCCCATCAAGCTGGTTATCCGTCCGCTGGGCGGCGTTGGTGAACAGATGTCGATGCTGGAGGAGGCATCCGAGGACAACTACATCTCGCCGGGTGCATCCATCCTGTTCACCGTCAAGGATGGGAGCCTGACCTACCGCATGAGCAAGACGTTCACCATCTCCGACACCCTGTTCAACAAAATCAAGAACATCTTCAAGAATATGCACTACCTCTGGCTCCAGTTCTTCTTCCGGGATTTGGTTGAGGGCGGCAAGCTGGCAGCCCTCGGCTACAAGATGCCTGACATCCCGGAATCCGGTGGGCAGCAGGATGCGCCCCGGGGAAATGAGCCTGATTCTTCGAATCTCCCCGGGGAGGCCGAACCGCTGGAAGAAGTTGATGCCGAGGAACTGGACGATGCGGAGGAACCCGCAGCCGATGAACTGACCAAAGCCACCGAGATTGCCCGGCAGAACGGCGGCGTTACGCAGGCCATGTTGGAGCAGCAGATGGGCGTGACCTCAGAAAAGGCCATTGCACTGCTGGATGATATGGAATCCGCAGGCGTGATCGAGCTCTCCAACGGCCACTACACCATCGCCGCTGCTGACAGCGAGGAGGAGTAACCTATGGCAAAGGCAGCAGTGACCCGCAGCATCCGGGATGACCACCAGAAGAACTTCCTCAAAATCTTCAATAGCCTGACTGGAAAGCACAGCCGCTGGGAGATTTGGGAGGACTTCGTCACCCTGACGGCCATCGAGATCTCGAACAGCACGGACAAGGTAAATGCCCCAGAGCGCACCAAGATGTATCAGACCATCGTTTCCAAATACTCCGCCAAGGAGCGGGAGGGCATGGCTGAAATGCTGGGCGAGGTAATCATGGGCATGGAGCAGAATCCTGACCAAGACTTCCTCGGTTCGCTGTACATGATGTGCGAGTTGGGCAACTCGCACGCCGGGCAGTTCTTCACTCCCTACGATGTGTGCCGCTGCATGGCCGAGATTACGTTCGACCCGAAGCTGCACCCGGACATGGAGGGATTCATCTCGGTATCTGACCCGGCCTGTGGTGCTGGGGCCACGCTGCTTGCCTTTTTGAACGTTTGCAAAAGACGGAATATCTGCTACCACAACAAAGTCCTTGTCATAGCCCAAGACATTGACTTCATCGTTGGGCTTATGTGCTACATCCAGTGCAGCTTCATGGGCTGCGCTGGATATGTAGTCATCGGTGACACACTCGTGAACCCGGCAACGGCCTACGACAGCCGCGGATTGCTGCCCGCAGGACCACAAAACCGCATCTGGTATATGCCGTTCTTCTCCACGGATGTGTGGTATATGCGGCGGCAGATAGCCAAGATGAATCTGCTGATGAAACCGCAAGAACAGCTTCCTAAAATCGAAAAGCCGGAAACTAAGCCCGAAAATTTGCAAAAATCTATCAAAAATGAGCCTAAAGCCCTGGAAAACAAGTCTCTTAACGAAACCCGCACCGGGCAGCTCACATTTTTCTGATCCAGAACTCAGAAAGGAGTAAACACCATGGCAGACATTACTTACATCCCCATCCGGCAGCTGCATCCGCACCCGGATAACCCGCGCAAAGAACTGGGTGATTTATCCGAGCTTGCAGCCAGCATCAAGGAAAACGGCGTGTACCAGAACCTGACCGTCATTCCCGGCCACTACCTCGGCAAGCAGGAGTACATCGCCCGGTGCATTGCGGATGGCATCGAAGCATCGATGGCAGAGGCAGTATGGACACCCAAGACCGTGTGGTCTAGCGAGGACTACACCATCATCATCGGACACCGCCGGGCGGCTGCAGCACAGCAGGCGGGCAAGTTTGAATTGCCCTGCTCCGTGGTCGATATGACCGAGAAAGAGCAGCTGCAAACCATGATGGTGGAGAATATGCAGCGGTCTGATCTCACCGTCTACGAGCAGGCGCAGGGTTTCCAGATGATGCTGGACATGGGTGATACTGTGGAGCGTGTCGCAGACCGCTCCGGCTTCTCTCAGTCCACTATCCGGCGGCGCATCAAGCTGCTGGAACTGAACCACGACAACTTCAAAAAGGCAGAGCAGCGTGGCGCAACCCTTTCCGATTTTGTTGAACTTAACAAAATCGAGGACTTGGATGCCCGGAACAAGGTGCTGGAAACCCTCGGTACCCAGAACTTCAACCGCGCCATGCAGAATGCCTTGTCCGACCAGAAATACCAGCATCGAAAGGCTGAATGGATTGAGCAGCTTCGCCAATTTGCTGTGGAAAATCCTGATGCCGATTACAGTACTCACACACACGTTGCCGGGTACGGATATTGGAACACCGGCAAGGACGTTGAAGTGCCGGACGATGCCGATAGCGTAGCGTACTGCTACAAGGTCAGCCAAAACCAGATTGACCTCTACAAAGAGCGCGATTTGGGAAAAGAGAATGCGGAAACGGCTAAGCGAGAGGAAAAGCGGCAACAGGAACAGTTCTATAAGGACCAGCTTGCCGCCCTCACAAACTATATGTTTGAACTGCGCCGGGACTTTGTGACGCAGCTTTCCACGGCAGAGTGCAAAAAGCATCTGGGTGAAATTGTCCGCTTTGCTGTGGATGCGTTCGATTCAAGCTGCGATGGCGAGTTGGCAATCAAGCTGCTGGGCATTGCGCCCCCAGAAACGGACAGCGTTGACCTGCTTGATTATTTGGAAAACGCCTCGGTGTTCAGCAACCAGCCGGAAAAGGCACTGCTCTCCTTGGCTTATTCGGCCGCTGACGATGGCAGCAACGGATACTGGGGCTGGGTCTGGAAACCCGACTGCCAGAGCGGCGGGTACGGCTGGGAGAAAAACGGCAGTCTCGATGCTATTTACACTCTGCTGGTAGCCTTGGGCTATGAAATGTCTGACGAAGAAAAGGCATTGCAGAACGGAACCCATGCCATCTTTTCCACCAATGACCAGAAAAAGACAGCTGCGCCCTGCGAACGTTGCAAGGCGGCACATCCCGGATGCGACAAGTGCTGCAGAACTTGCGATAACCACTGCAATGCGTTCCAGTTGTGCAGAAAGGAGCAGGCAGAATGACAGATCTTGTAAAGTGTGACCACTGCGGCAGGCCGTTCAGCATTCAGACCGCCGGCATCCGCAGCACATGGAGTGGCGATTACATGGTGCAGTATTTCACTTGCCCAGGCTGCCACCATCGCTATCAGATTCTGACCACGGACACCGAACTGCGCCAGACCGTTGAACGGCACAAGAAAATCGCCGCAAAAATCCGTATGGGGCAGAGCAAGCATTTCCGGCCGGGAACGCTGAAAAAGTATCAGGCTGAAATGGAAAAGCTGGAGGCCGAGCAGAAAAAGCGGCGAGATGAACTGCTGGACAAGGGCGACGAGATCCTTGCCCGGCTGGGAGAGGAGTAAACCATGGATGACCTGAAAGAATACGCTGACCGCCTCAAGTTTGAAATCATGGCGGCTGACTTTCTGACCACCGAAGACCGAGAAATGGTCTTTGACCTCATCGAGAAAGTGCTGGGTGATGACAATGCCTGATCAGATCTTCATCAACATTGCGCTGCTGGCCGTGGGCGTGGCTATCGGTGCCCTGCTGGGCGAAACCAGCCGACAGCAGCATGACCGCCAGCTGTTCCGGGAGTACATCAACTTTATGACTGAATCGGAGCACAACAATGAGCTGCTGTTCCGGAAAGTGATTCAGCTTCAGACCGAGAAAGGAGCCAACCATGAGAAAGAGTAATCGCCCGCCGGAGCCCGGCGCACGTGGGCTTCTGCGCCTGACCTGCCCCTGCTGCGGCAAGGAGTTCGGTACATATCTCCACGTTCCGCAGATGTCCATAGGTTGCCGCTGCGGGGCTACGATTTCACTGGAACGTGGCCTTGCGCCGTATGAGTTCCAATGCAGCTGCTGCGAGTTCCACGCCAAGGGCAAGACCAACATTGCGGAACAGGAATTTACAGTGCCCTGCAAGTGCGGCAACCCTATCACGCTGCACTGGAACAAGGACACACGGAGGTACACAGAATGAACTGGGCAATTGTAATTCCTGCCGGCATCGGTATCGCGGTGCTGCTGTCCATCGCGCTTGTCGCAATCGATGCTTCCGGGCAGATCAGCCGGAAGGAAGAAGCCGACGAGGTGGAATTCTACTTCGCCAAGGAGTTTGCGCAGACAACGCCGTCTTCTCATATTCCACCGTATCAGGATGTTTCCAAGATGCTCTACAACCGGGAGCCATTCTGCACTGGCTGCTCCGAATATGGTCGCTGCATTCAGGCACGAATGCGGTACATTCATGGCCTCAAGCATAGCGAGTATCCGTGGATCTGCCTGAAGAAGGAGGAACTAAAATGACGTTGGAAGAAGCCCTGCGCTTTATCGACCCGAAAACCGATATGGACGCTCTGGCCGAGGTCGAGTATTACAATGGCTTCAAGGGCAAGGAGGCCGCGGCAAAGACCCTTCGGGAGGCCAGCCAGATGGTCGTTGACTTTGTTCGCCGCGTGTCGTGGCACGATGCCAAAACCCCACCGCTTGTCCACGATGAAAGTTGGGAGAACGCGGGAGAAAAGCACTGCTGCATTATGAGCGAAATGGTGTGGGTCTGCTGCGAGAGCCGGAACACCATGAAGGGCTGGATTGAAAACGGCAAGTGGTACATCGAGGATGGCCGCCCAGCGGCAGATACGCCCTATGGTGCTGTGAAGTTCTGGGCTCCGCTGCCGGAGCCGCCGGAGGTGGTAGAATGAGCAAGGCCGTTCTTATCAGTATCAGGCCGGAATGGTGCGACCTCATTGTGCGAGGCAAAAAAACCATTGAGGTACGTAAGACCCGCCCAAAATTGGAAACGCCGTTCAAGGTGTACATCTACTGCACGAAAGCCCCACAGCATCTTATCACCATTTTCAGGGATGGAGAAGAAACGATGGGCGGCGAAATCCACCACGGAAAGCCTGAATTCATAAAGTGCGATAAGCACCTGCCGGATAGCGTTCGTGACAAAACTAGAATGGTCATTGGCGAGTTTATATGTGACCGCATTTCGACTATTACACCACCGGGCTCATTCAGCATCCGAAATGAAGTATCGGGGTGCTGCCTTACCTACGGTGAGGTGAAAAAGTATGCCGGGTGGGACAACCCAGCGGTACCACAGACTGAACTCCATAATTTATATGGCTGGCATATTTCCGACTTGAAAATTTATAATCAGCCGAAAGACATCATGTGCTTTCACCGTGCTGTCGAGGAAAACGAACTGTGGTGCAAGAAATGCGCAATTGGCAAGAAGAAAGATGTACACTGCGCATTTTGCTATGGACTGGACGGCCTTGGGCTCCGTCGTCCGCCCCAAAGCTGGTGCTATGTGGAGGAACGGTACTATGGATAAAGTTGGCGATTCGGCACAGCAGATTCTGGATAAAATTCATCTTCAATTTTTAAGTCAATATTTTGCCATAGCTCCGAAGACAAATGAGATGGTAAAAAACTGCGAGGAGCGGCTGAAAGAAAGCATTTGCAATGCGAACGGCATAAGCCCTGACATGATAAATGTGTCTGCGAATGAAGTGAAACCGGGAGTCTATCAATTCACTATCACCTCAAACACCCCGGTGGTTGTGATTGAGGTGGAGCGAAAGCCTGAACTGGAGGTGCAGCATGACAGCTGAACGGCTACATTTCAAGGTTGAATCCCCTGCAAACTTTGTCAAGCTGGCCTGTACCATTCTTTTTGAGCGAAAAGAAAAGCTGCTGGAAGATTACGGCTCTACTTGGCATGATGTGTTTGACGGGGATGCAGGAGATCAACATTTTCAACGGTTCATGGAAGACCTGTTTCCGAACGGCTGCACTGTTGGGGAAAGCGAACTGAATCTGATAACAGACCGGGCGGTTCATTTTCTAAAAACGGATGAGGCTTGCCTTGATATAAAAGCGAACCATGACAAAGCGCGCTTTACATATTGGGTTTATTTTGCTCCTGAGCATAAGGTCTACGCGTGCAGTTTTGCGCGGCACGAGGAAACCATTATTGATATTCTCACCGCATTTTTTGGCAAGTCGATTGGGGATTATAGTTTGTGCGCCTTGAAACAGTTTATTCTAAATTCCTTTGAGATTAAATCCGATAATTCATCTGTGCGGTCAATCGCAGAGGATGCGGAGTTTATTCAGCAGACAGCGTATTTTAGGTGCATTCGCAGAGGTGAAAAATATGGTAAATGAAAATGTCAATATTCTTCTTAAGCTGCCATGGATGGAGGAACGCGAGTACATGGACATGGCCGAGAAAATCACAAGTGAACTTATCGAGCGATTTGATTCGTTCGAAAAGGACAAGCGTTTCATGACCATGAACGAATTTATTCAGCGGGTTGGAGGAAAGCTGCGATATTGTGAAGCGGACACCAACGCATTTATTGCCTTGGTGTGCAGATGCGCCATTGAACGAGGCTACTTCGTTGTTTTACTTCCTGTACTTGGCGCGAAAGAACCGCTTAGTTGCGATGTCCCCATCTTGGATTTGGTATTCAGAGCCGCACCTATTCACGCACCCGAACTTGAATGGGATGGAAGTGTCAAGAAATGCAAGGAAAAGCGGTTTGAAGCAAAGATATATGCGATTAAGGAGGCAAAAAGATGAAGTATCGCATTGAGGTTTCGGAAGAACAGCTGCGCATCATCGGACTAGCTGTGGACGAGTACATGAGGCTGCGCATGGGACAGTTCGATGCTCTGGCTGAAGATCTGGCGTATGACGGCATACCCCGCGTCAAAACTCTCACTGGAAAGTACACTTACGATACAGATCTTCAAAAGCGGTGCAGCAACATCAAAAATTTGTTTGATACCGCCTACAAAATGGCTTTCCCGCCGCGTGGCTACCGTGGACGGCAGCACGATTCATGGGGAACGTGTATCGACCTTGTACACGCCATCGAGCACCAGCAGTGGCTGGACAGTCCGAAAGACAAGCGGGAAAAGCCGCGCACAACAAACCGTTCTTTCGAACCTATCCCGCTGGGGCATGAGCCGTTCCCGAAAATCGAGAGGGTGGAAGAATGAGCTGCCTGTCTTGTGAGAACTACATACCCCTCGACCCGCCTATCCAGCGCACCGATTCGCACGGCCAGACCTACAAGGTGCCGGGATTGTGCAAAATTGGAGCGGACCACATAATTTCTGGGTTTCCTGTCTATCTTCCAACGGCAAAATGTGATAAAATAACAGAAGCACCGTTGCAAAACGGCAGCTGAATTATGACGGAGGTAGGCTGTGACATTACAGGAATTGTCCAAGTATTATGACATTCAGATGACCCTCGAAAAAGACCGTGAAGCCTTAGAGGGGCTGCGGCAGAGAATCACCCCTGCCTCCCCTCAGCTGACCGGGATGCCTCATACACCCGGCGTCCGGGATAAAGTCGGAGATCTGGCCGTAGAACTGGCAGACATGGACGAACGCATCCGTTGGCTGGAAGAACGGGCAGCGGAAGAAAAGCCCAAGGTCGAAGCGTACTGCAAGAGCATCATGGATGCCCGGATGTATCTGGTTTTCAGACTGCGGTTTATCCGCTGCTACTCGTGGGCGGAAGTGGCCGGAGTGCTCGGAAAAGGATATACCGAAGATGGGGTCAGCCGGATGGCATACAACTACCTCGCCAAAAACTGACCGATAAGCCCTGCATTTGCGGGGCTTTTTATTTTTGCCCAAAAAACTCAAATTCAATCTCATATTTCCATAAAATGCGGCCAAATATAAAAACGAGTTTCACATTTTGGCCGCCAAAAGTTAAATTCAAACTGAAAATATAAAAAATCAATGCAGATTGATTCACCCGATGACGGACGTTGTCGGACGGCTTCGGAGGAAAGCCGATGCTTGCCGATGGATTCCGATGACAACGGCTGCTCCAAGTGATATGATTAGGATGCAAAATCCGAATCAAGCCAAGCGGTGCCTGCCAGAAATGGCGGGTGCCGCTATTTTTATACCTGAAAGGAGGATTCCGAGCCGCACGCTGCTCTCCTTTGCGTGTGGCATTACCGCAGCACCCCCGAAAAGCCGAGGTGCTGCAAGCCGGACATGTCTCCGTGCCCGTCCGCAACGAAGTAGATTTTTCCATGTTTCAGAAACTCAAGTCAATGTTCAAGGCAAACCCCACTATTTTCTACGCCTGCTCCATTGTTGCATCGTGGGCAGGAGTGGGCAGTCTGATGAACTTCCGCACGCTGGCCATCAACAACGGCGCAGCGGCGGCTATCATCTGGGCGGTGTTCAATTCGCTGGCCTGCATCCTGTTCGGTTTGTTCGCGGAATATATCCCGACAGTCCGGCGGCTGATGCAGAGCAAGGTGATGTTTTACTTCATCGGCTTCCTGACCGTGTTCCAGACGTGGACGCAGATGTCCGGCATCTATGAGATCTTCGGCGACACACCCATCGGAACCACCGGAGGCACACTTATTGTGTACGGCACCTGCATCGTCTTTCTGCTGTTGCTGCTCAAAGACGGCATGATTCGCAACGTGCTGTCGGATGGGTTTTCGTGGGTGGTGGTTTATGGCCTGCTGGCCGTTGTTATCGTTGCTGCTCTGGTCTACACTCGCGGCAATTTCGTCAACATCGACCCCGGCCTGAACGCTGCCGGCATCCAGACAGGGCTCTACAAGGGCTTTCTGCTGCTGCCCGGTCCGTTCACCTATCCGTATTACTACTCCCTGTTCTCCTACAACGACAAGAACAGCGATGGCACCCGGCGCGGAAACATGAAGATGTCCTTTGTCCTTGCTGGCGTGATGTTCGGCATCTACATGGTGCTGGCCGCGCTGCTCACATGGGTCAATTTCAGCCCGCTGCTGAACACTATGAAGGCTATCCTTATCACCATCATCGCCCTGTCCTCTCTGTCCACCTACCTCTATTCGGAGTATCTGGTGTTCGGTGACACCATGGGCTTCATTCTGGACGTTATCACTGTGTGCTCGTGGCAGATCGTGATTCCGCTGGGTGTCATGGGCATCTGGACGCTGATGAGCGAGATCCGGCTCTATATCATCATTGCTGTGCTGCTGGCCTCGGTCGTGTTGCACCTCGTTTCTGACCGAAAGGAGGATGCACGATGAACATCACGGTAAAGAAACTGGCAGAGCTACATAAGCCCGCCCACAACATCCGTCGGCACTCCGATAAGCAGATCACCGAGTACATCCGCAGCATTGAGATGTTCGGACAGGTGAAGCCGCTGGTCGTTGCCGAGGATGGCGAAATCATTGCCGGCAACGGTCTGTACGAAGCCCTGCTCCGCATGGGTCGGGATACCTGCGACTGTTATGTGATGGCCGGGCTGACCGATGTGCAGAAGAAAAAGCTGATGATGGCCGACAACAAGGTCTATGAACTCGGCTTTACCGATGTGGATGCCATCGAAGAACTGGTCAAAGAACTGGATGGCGATGTGGACGTTCCGGGCTGGGATGCTGACCTGCTGGAAATGCTGAACAGCACCACGGACGAAGCCGATGAAGCGATTGGCTCCTACGGCGATTTCCCGGAAAACGAGATTGCGCCCATCAACCGCCATCAGGCAGAGGAACACGTTCCGTATGCCGAAACCCCGACCTACCCGGTGGCTCCCGCCCCGCAGCCTGCTCCTGCCGTCTCCGCTGTCCCGCAGCAGCCCTCCCCGGTGCTGGAGGTGTCTACACCTTCCGAACCGCAAACCGCCGCTCCAGAGGCGGACAGCGACGCGGAGCAGCACAGATGCATCCGTTGCCCGAAGTGTGGTGAACTGATATGCCTGTGAAAGTAGTGGAGAGCAGCATGAACGTGCTGCAGGCGGCGAAGATCCGCATCCGCAACGTGTTCGCCAACGGCTGCAAAATTTATCTGTCGTTTTCCTCCGGCAAGGACAGCCTGTGCATGGCCAACCTCGTGTATGAGATGATTCTCTCCGGCGAACTCGACCCCAAGCAGCTGACGGTGACGTTCATTGACGAGGAAGGGCTTTATCCCTCCATGGTAGAAGCTGCACACCGCTGGCGGCGCAACTTCCTGTCTGTCGGCGCAAAATTCTTATGGTTTTGCTTGCCGTTCAAACAGGTGTCCGTAATCGACCATCTTTCCAGTTCCGAATCGTGGATAACGTGGGAACCGGGTAAAGAGGATGTGTGGATGCGGAAACCGCCTGATTTTGCCATCATGTACAGCCCGTATCTCCACTATGCCGGAGAAATGAACTATCAGACGTTCTGCTCCAAGGCGTTCTCCGACGGCATCCAGCTTGTCGGCCTGCGCACCGCAGAGAGCCTGACCCGCTTAAAGTGCATCGCCAACACCAAGATGGAACGCATCACTCGCGGCGGCAAGTTCTATCCCATATACGATTGGGCTGATTCCGATGTCTGGCTCTACATCAAAGAGCGAAACCTTGAATTCCCTGAAATCTATATGAGGCTCTATGAGGCGGGTGTCCGAAAGAACGCCCTCCGGCTGTGCGCATTCTTCGGTGACTGCGGCACACAGGGCCTGCGCTGGATAGCTGAAACGGACAACGACCTGTGGGAGCGCATCCAGCGGCGAGAACCCAATGCCTACCTCGTTCTGCTCTACTGGGATTCTGAAATGTTCCGGCGCACCACCCGCAAGCGTGGCGAACTGGAAGAAGAATCCGAGAAGAAGGACTACAAAGCCCTCTGCAAAGACCTGCTGTTCCTCCACCCGGAGAAGTACACCATCGCCAAGGACACTAAGTCGCACCTCGACCATTGGCGCGGACTGTTCATCAAGACGTATGGTATCGCCGAGGAGAAGCACTACAAGACCATGTATGAGGGGCTGCTGTACGGAGATCCCAAGATGCGTATCCTGCGCATTCTCTGGACCACCATCTACAACGACCACAACGCCCGCATCAAGGAGGAGCAGAACCATGGAAAGAATTGACGTATTCGCACCGCTGGCATCCCTCCAGTGGGTAGACCGCAACACCATCCACGCCAACGACTACAACCCCAACAAGGTCAGCGAGGAGAACCTGAAGCTGCTGGTGCAGTCCATCTTGACCAACGGCTGGACGTTGCCCATCGTGGTACGCCCGGACGGAACCATCATTGATGGATTCCACCGCTGGACGGTATCAGGCCGTGAACCGCTGCTGTCCCTGCTGGGCGGCAAGGTGCCTGTCGTAGTCGTAGACCATCACGGTGACGAGAGTGCCGACGTATACGGCACCATCACCCACAACCGCGCCCGCGGCACACACCTGCTCGACCCCATGAAAGCCATCGTGAAGAAACTCATGGACGAGGGCAAGACCGTGGACGAGATCGGCAAGCAGCTGGGCATGAAGCCCGAAGAAATCTTCCGTCTGTCCGGCTTCACCAAAGACGAGTTCCTGAACATGATGACCAAAGACCATCCGACATACTCTAAGGCCAAGGTCATCCGCAGCATCTGAGAGAGGAGCGTATCACAATGACTGTCGTAGACATCTACGTTGATAAGCCTGTACCTGTGCAGGACATGGAGTTCACCTTCGTGTATGACCCTGCAATGGTTGAAGCTGCGCTCCACCCGCCCGACAGTGGGCAGGAGCAGCCGTTCGGTGCTGAAAAGGTACTGTGACGGGGGTACCCTACCATGAGCGGGCTCGTCGACCCCGAAATCGTGCTAGTTAGTAAGGGAAAAATTAGCCATTTCGTTACGCTTTGTATAACGAATTTCAAGGAATTTTCCAGATAGTTTTTCCAGAAAAGGAGGTGGTTTCGGGATGCCTACAAAAGAAAAACTTGCTGACAGAAACGTGACCACCACCGAACTGGCTTTGATACTGGGAATCACAGGCCGCAGAGTGCAGCAGTTGACACAGGATGGTGTGCTTACCACAGTCAGCCGGGGCAAGTTCGTCTTGTCTGATGCCGTGCAAGCCTACATCGGCAGCATCTCCCGTGGCGGACTGACCAAGGAAGAAGCGGAGGAGGCCAAGAAGATTGAGCGGGTCAAGGCCAAGGCTGAGGCCACACTCAAGACCAGCAAGGCCAAAATCGCACAGGCAGAAGCCAAGGAACTGTCCGGGCAGATGCACCGCAGCGAGGACGTTGCTGCCATGACCGCCGAACTTATCTACACCATCCGGGGTGCGCTGATGGCATTGCCCAGCCGGGTGGCCATCAATGCTGCTGCTCTATCTGACCCTGCTGAGGTCGCAGAGTATATGCGCGGCGAGGTCAATCAGATTGCGGAGGAAATCGCCCAGTTCCGCTATGACCCGGCCAAGTATGAGGCTCGCGTCCGGGAACGTCGGTCGTGGACTGAAAAACTGGGCGGTGACGAGGATGAGTGACAATGCCGCAGTAGACCGCCTGAATGCTCTGGTGTCGAAGCTGGTAGCAGCTATTCGCCCGCCGCCCAACGTGACGGTCAGCGAGTGGGCAGCACAAAACCGCGTCCTGTCCCCGGAAGCATCTGCTGAACAAGGCCGCTGGCGCAACAGCAGAACGCCCTATCTGGTGGAAATCATGGACGCATACTCTGACCCTCGCGTCCATCACATCGTTGTCGTTGCGTCTTCGCAGGTCGGCAAGAGCGAGTTTGAGAACAATGTCATCGGCAGAACGATTGACGTTGACCCCGGCTCCATCCTGTTCATCCATCCGCAGATGACGGATGCCAAGGAGTACAGCAAGCTGCGTATCGCTCCCATGATACGAGATTGCCCTACGCTGCGGGCCAAGGTTGCGGAAGCCAAGAGCCGGGACAGCGGCAACACCATTCTGCAAAAGAGTTACCCCGGCGGAATCCTGACCATGTGCGGCTCCACCGAGGCGCACGCTCTGGCATCGAAACCCATCCGCTATGTGCTGGGCGATGAACGTGACCGCTGGGCTACGAGTGCCGGCACCGAGGGCGACCCTTGGGAACTGGCAATGGCCAGACAGACCACGTTCTACAACGCCAAGGCGGTGGAGGTCAGCACCCCCACCATCAAGGGGCACAGTGCCATCGCCAAGTCCTACGTCAAAGGCACAATGGAACGCTGGGTATCCCAGTGCCCACACTGCAAGGGATTCCACGAACTGCGCTGGGAAGATATTCGATACGATTATGACACCATCGAGACCCACGGCGAGAAAACCTACAAGGTCAAGGATGTGTGGTATCTCTGCCCGGAGTGCGGCTGCATTTCGGACGAGGTGACCATGAAGCGGGCTCCGGCTCACTGGCAGGCCGAAAACCCAGCAGCCTACGAGAACGGCATCCGCAGCTTCTGGCTGAACAGTTTTGTCAGCCAATGGGCTGCATGGAAAGACACCGTGCTGAAATACCTGAACGCCTTGGGCGATACCAAGAAGATGCAGGTTGTCTACAACACCCGCCTTGGGCTGCTGTGGGAAGACCGCGGCGATGTGCAGGACGAAGACACCATGCTTGGTCGCAGGGAGGAATACCCTGCGGAACTGCCAGAGGGCGTTCTGGTGCTGACTGCCGGAGTCGATACCCAAGATGACCGCATGGAGTACGAGATCGTGGGGTTCGGCCACTTCGGGGAAACATGGGGCATCGAAAAGGGCATCGTCAGCGGCCGACCTGACAGCGATGAAGTCTGGCAGCAGCTGGACGAACTGGTGTTTGACCGCAAGCTGAAATTCGCCGATGGCGTGGAACTGCCTGTGTCCATCAAATTCGTGGACGAGGGCGGTCATTTCACCCAAGAAATACGCCAGCGGTGCCATGACCGCATAGGCAAAAAGGTTTTCTGCATCAAGGGCTTCCCCGGATCTGACAAGCCGTTTACCAGTCCACCGAAGCAGCAGAAAATCACGGTGCAGAACCGCTACATCGGGATGTGCTGGCAGTACCAGCTGGGCGTTGACTCCGGCAAGCAAATTATCATGGATGATTTGAAAGTGCAGGAGCCGGGCGCCCGGTACTGCCATTTCCCGCGCCGGGACGATTACGGACTTGGCTATTTCAACGGCCTGCTGTCTGAGCATTTGGTTTACAAGGATGGCCACCGCAATCCGTGGCAGTGGGAGAAAATCTCCGGCCATGAGCGCAACGAGCCGTTGGATTGTAGAAACTATGCTCTGGCGGCTTTCAAGGTGCTGCCGAAAGACCTCGATGCCATTGACCGCAGGCTGAAACAGCTGCGAGGCAAGGCGGTCGATACCCCGGCAGCAGTAAATATTCAACAACCCATCTCCCGCTCCCAGCCAACCGGCAGGAAGCGGGAGAAACTTTTAGATGACTGGTGAGGTGTGAGATATGGATACCGTGACCATCAAAAAGCGGCTGGAGTTCCACACGCAGCGGCTTGATGACCTGTATGTGGCCTACCACAAGCTACTCTCCGGCGGCGTGAAAAGCTACCGTCTGGATGACCGGGAACTTACACGCCTCGACCTCGGCAAACTCAGTGATGAAATCAAAGAGGCCGAGGAAAAAGTCGATGAGCTGACCGCGCTGCTGAATGGACAGGGTGCCCGCAAGGCATTCGGCGTTATTCCGCGCGATTGGTGATTTTTTAGGGTGACAGCCCATCTGGGCTTTTGCCGCGGGCTGGCTGCTTTTTACTCCTTTCCCCAGCCAGCCCGCTTAGTTTGAAATTTACGGAGGCGATTACTTTTGAGCGTCAGATACCGCGTCACTGCTGCACCGCAAGCCAGCGGATACAGCGAAGCGGGCGCATCCTACAAGCGGCGCGCGCTGCGGGCATTCTTCCCCAACAGCAACTCGCCGAGCAGCGATATACACGACAATGCCGACACCCTGCGGCAGCGCAGCCGGATGCTCTACATGAGCGCACCGATTGCCACGAGTGCCATCAACACAAACCGTACCAAGGTGGTCGGCACTGGCCTGACCCTGAAAGCTACTGTTGACAGGGATGTGCTGGGGCTTTCCCCGGAAGCCGCAAAGGACTGGCAGACCAAGACAGAGGCAGAGTTCCGACTGTGGGCAGAGAACCGTCGCAGCTGTGATGCCATGGGGCTGAACAACTTCTACGGTTTGCAGCAGCTGGCCTTGAAAAGCTGGCTCATGAGCGGCGATGTGTTCGCCGTGGTGAAAATCCGCAACCCGGACAAGCTGCATCCCTATGGCCTGCGGCTGCATCTGGTGGAGGCCGACCGAGTGTCCACCCCGGACAAGTGCGGCGGTCTGCTGGATGGTCTGGGCTACACTGAGGGCAAGAATCCCAGCAACGACAATAAAATCTATGACGGCGTGGAAGTGGACAGCAGCGGCGCAATCGTGGCCTACTGGGTGCGCAACACCTACCCGCACGAGTGGAAGAGCGATACGACCACATGGCAGCGGGTGGAAGCGGTTGGCGCAAAGACCGGGCTGCCCCAGATCCTGCACATCATGGAATCGGAACGCCCTGACCAGTACCGCGGCGTTCCGCTCATTGCACCCATCATCGAACCGCTGCTCCAGCTGCGCAGATACACTGAATCGGAACTGATTGCTGCGCTGGTTCAGAGCTATTTCACCGCGTGGATCGTAAGCAATACAGCCAAGAGCGGTATTCCGTTCAGCGAGGTGGGCGGCGGCGACCTGAACGGCGTTCCGGTGGATAATCCGCAGACCGACAATGCCAGCCACAGCGAGAATGAATACGAGATGGGACCCGGTCAGGTGTTCCACCTCGGCAAGGACGAGGATATCAAGTTCGGCAGCCCGAATGTTCCGACCGCTGGCTTCGATACGTTCGTCAAAACGCTGTGCAAACTGATGGGCGGCGCCATTGAGATGCCGTATGAGCTGCTACTGAAAGAGTTCAACGCCAGCTATTCGGCAAGCCGTGCCGCCCTGCTGGAGGCGTGGGAGGCGTTCAAGATGCGCCGCACATGGCTGGTGGACAGCTTCTGCCAGCCTGCGTATGAAATCTGGCTGGCGGAGGCCGTAGCCCGTGGGCGAGTAATCGCTCCGGGCTTTTTTGATGACCCGTTGCTCCGTGCAGCGTGGTGCGGTGCCCGCTGGATTGGCCCTGTGCAGGGCAGTCTTGACCCGCAGAAAGAGGTCGAGGCAGCAATCCTCCAGACCCACCACGGTTTCCGCACCCATGAGCAGGTCACCCGCGAGATGGGTGGCGGCGACTGGGAAGAAAACGCCGAACAGCTGGCTCGTGAAAACGAGATGCTGAAAGCCGCTGGCAGTGAGGGCGTAATCGAGACCACCGCCAGCATTACGACACAGGGAGGTAAGCAAAATGCCCAAACCGAATAACGCACCGCAGGTGAACATCCTGCGGCCTTGTTACGCAATGGCCAGCACTGACGGCCAGACTGCGGATATTACTATGTACGGCGAAATCGTGGAAACGCAGCCTATCGACTGGTGGACTGACGAACCGATTCCGGGGCAGTACATCATCGAGAGTGAGTTCCTGTCAGACTTGCAGCAGGTCGAAAACTGCCAGCAGATCACCATCCGCATGGACAGTCTGGGCGGCGATGCTGGCGTTTCCATCCTGATTCACAACAGGCTGCGCGAACTGGCCGCCAAGGGCACGAAGCTGACCTGCATTGTGGACGGTGTGGCCATGTCTGGCGGCAGTCTTATCATGTGCGCCTGCGATACGGTCAAGGTGAATCCGTCCAGCCTTGTGATGATTCACAAGTGCTGGACTCCCATTCGAGGTGCACTCAATGCTGACGAACTTCGCAAGGCCGCGGAAGCCAATGACGCATGGGATAAGAGCCAGGTCGCCATCTACAAACGGAAGACTGGCCTGTCAGAAACCGTGCTGCTGCACATGATGGGCGATACCACCTACATGACGGGCAAGGAAGCCATCGACAAAGGCTTTGCCAATGAGCTGCTGGATGATGCTGAGCCTGTGGCGATTTCCGCAAGCGCAGACCGCCAGACCATCTACGCAAAGGGCCACGCCCTGCGCCTGATGCCGGGCGTAAAGCTGCCCGACAACATTCCTACGGCTAAAGCGGCTGCACCTGCTGCCGCTGCTGCAAATACACCGGCGGCACCCGCCGCCCAGTCCAACGAAGGAGGACAATCCACTATGGCAAACAATGCAAATCCCGCCCCTGCAACCACCGCAGCGGAGAACCCGCAGGCCGCAGTTGACGCAGCTGTGATCGCAGAGCGCAACCGTCTGGCCGAAATCGATTCGGTGGCAAGCCTGTTTGACCCTGCTCTGGTGCAGGAGGCAAAGTACGGTGAGACCGCCTGCGATGCTCGCGAGCTGGCATTCCGCGCCGCCAAGGCAGCTGCCGAGCAGGGCCATGAGTTCCTGAAGAGTTTGGCAGCGGACAACGCCGCATCTGGTGCACAGAACGTGGAGGCTGTTCCTGGCGCGTCTGCATCCGGCAGCCCGGAATCTCTGCCCGATGCAAAGGGCAACGTGCCCAAGACGCAGGCCGAGCGCATGGCTGCTGCCGAAGCAGCCGTCGCCGAACTGCTCGACGATGACAAGAAGTGAGGAGGAACACTACTATGAGCGAACTGAGCAAATCTCTCGGCAGCATGGAGTATGACGGCCTGATTGCCGACATCAACCCCAAGCTGGTTGTCAGCGGCGGCACCATCCGCAAGCTGGGCACTGCTGGCACCATCAAGCGCGGCACCATCCTGGCGAAGTCCAGCGGCACTGCTGGCGATAACAAGCTGGTCGTGCTGGGCACCGCTGCTGCCAGTAATGAGGTGCTTACCGCCTACTGCATCCTGTGTGATGATGTGGACGTTGGCACTGCTGACGATGTGACCGCCCCGGTGTACCTGATGGGCTGCTTCAACTCCAACAAGGTTACCGTGGCCGACAGCTACACCATGACCGAGACCGACAAGGATGCCCTGCGCAACGGTGGCATCGTCTTCAAGGCCGCTGCACCCGCACTGTAAGGAGGATATAACAATGCCTGCTGAACTGAATTTCTTTGACACCTATACCCTGATGGCCGTGCAGAAGCGCATTGTGCCCAAGCAGACTTTTTTCCGTGACCGCTACTTTCCCACGGAGGAGGGCGACATCTTCAGCTCCAACAAGGTGCTGACCGAGTACATGGACGGCGACCGCAAGATGGCAGCCTTTGTGTCGCCTCGTGTCGGCGCAATCCCGATGGAGCGCATGGGCTACGAGATCCACGAGTTTGAGCCTGCGTCCATCGGTGTGAGCCGTCCTCTGACCTCTGATGACCTGACGAAGCGTGGCTTCGGCGAGGCCATCTATGCCAACAGCACCCCTGCCCAGCGTGCCGCAAAACTGGTCCAGAACGATCTGGCTGACATGGATGGCCGTATCATCCGCACCGAGGAGTGGATGTGTGCACAGACCATGCTGGACAACGGATGCGTCATGCAGGAGATGCTCGACAACGTGACCAAGGGCGAGGCAAAGGTCGTGAATTTCTACAATCCCGGCCACGAGAACGACCACATCTACACTGCCGCCCACAAGTGGAACGAGGAAGGTGGCAATTTCTTTGGCGACGTTCCGGCTATGTGCCGGCTGCTGTCCAAGCGTGGTCTGCGCGCTGCCGACCTGCTGCTGGGTGCTGATGTTTATGACGCAGTGATGAATCTCGAAAAGGTTCAGCGTCTGCTGGATAAGAATTCCGGCATCATCATCGGCCAGATTGAGCAGCAGCTGAGCGCATACGACGGTGTTGTCTACGGTGGCACCCTCAACTTCCGCGGCTACAAGTTGAATCTGATTTCTGTTGATGAAACCTATGTGGATTCCACCGACAAGGAGCAGCGTTACTTCCCGAAGACCGATGCCGTGGTTACGGCTCCCGGCTGCGGCCATCTGATGTATGGCGCTATCACTCAGATCAACTACGGCGACACCATCCAGTCCACCATTTCTGGCCGCCGTGTTCCGAAGTTCAGCATCGATCAGGAAAACGACACTCGCAAGACCGCCCTGAAGTCTCGTCCTCTGGCTGCACCCAAGAACTACATTCCGTGGATTCGCGCCAAGAACATGGTCGGCTAAGTCCGACCTGAAAGGAGTACACCGATGATTGTTGAAATTCTTTGCGGTGGCTACGGCTGCCCCACCAAGACTGGCGTTCACACTGTTGCGCATGGCGAGCGGTGTGAGGTCAGCGATGCCGAAGCAGCCCGCCTTATCGGGCTGGGTGTGGCGAAATACGCGTTTTCTGCGCCCACTGCCCCGGAAACCGCCCCTGCGGAGGCTCCGGCAGTTGCGGAAGGTAACGACACCCCCGCAGCCGAAACCTCGCAGAACGGCTCTGAGGTGGCACACCTCGACCCCGACCAGCTGCACGACATGACCGTCGCCAACCTGAAAAAGCTGGCAGCGGATATGGGCATCGACACTAAGCAGCTCAAGACCAAGGATGCACTCATTCAGGCTATCTGCGCCGAGGACGTTGTGCCCGGTGACGAGTGCGCCGATGGTCCTGAACTGGCAGCTGCGATGCCCACGACGTGAGTGCCTTTAAGGACGCTGTGCAGGAAGACCTGAACAGCGTCTTTCTGAATCTGGACGAGTTCGCCGAAACGCACACGGTCTACTATGATGGAGAGGAATACCCTGACGTTCCTCTGGCTCTGACAGGCCTCTCCGAAAAGGAACGTGTACGCCAGACCATCAGTGACCATGCGCAGGGTCTGTACCGGGTCAGCCGGGTGCTGCACTGCGATATTGCAGCCCTCGGCGGGAAACAGCCGGAGAAGGACTGCAAGCTGGGCATTGACGAGGACGGATTCGTCCGAAACTACTATGTGGCATCCTCTGTCTGCGAGATGGGGATGCTGCGGGTGGAACTGGAGGCGATTGACGAATGAGTGATGTGACAACGGACACCATGATGCACAGCGTAGCTGCTGGCATTACCGTTGACATTGCAGAGGAAGGATTTGACCGTGTGTCTGCCCTCCTCGCCGGGATTCCCGGAGGTGCCAATCGTGCTGTAGGATCTGCGCTGGCTCGTGCTGCTGCCGCTGGAAAAACGGTGGCTAAACGGGCAGTCACGCAGGAGTATGCCATCAGTGGCAGCGAGTTTTCCAACCGCACAAAGAATATCAACAACATCCAGCGGGGCAGCAATGGCGAGGTTTCTATCAACTTCGGCTACCGTGGCAGCGTCATCCCCCTTAGAGTTTTCGATACCAAGGTGGACCGCAGCGGCCGCGTGGTAACTCGTGTGAAGAAGTCTGGCACCAGACAGGCACTGGACCACGCTTTTGAAGCGAAGATGGGCTCCCACTACGGCGTTTACGAACGGCAGGGCGAAAAGCGGTTCCCGGTCAAGGAACTGTTTGGCCCTGCCACCCCGCAGATGATGTACTCCAACGAGAATGTCATGGACTCCATCGAGGAGAAAATGGCATCCACCTACGAGGAGCGTATCGAGCACGAAATCACACGAATTCTGAACGGATGGGGTGTCTGACATGACCAGCGTTGTTTTGCTTGAGCAGCTGAAAGCCTTTACCGAGAAAATCATGGCCGACATGATTCTCCCGGTGGCCATGCAGCAGGGCGATACCGAACAGGCCTACCGTGCCCCGGAAGTTTACATGATGCGGCTTCCTGACAGCCGTTCGGCCAAGAAGAAAGCCCCCTACATCATCCATCGTGTCATCCCACTGGCTACTGAACAGCAGCCCGGCAGCGAAGAGCGCACAGTTGTTTCTGTGCGCTCTATCTTTTGCTGCTACAATCCGGATGAGCAGGAGGGCGACCTTGCGCTCCTGAACATGATGGAGCGGTTTCGTGTGGAACTGCTCAAAGTCCGCAAAGTGGGCGGCACCGGGGCAGATGGAAAGCCGCGGTATCAGTTTGCCCTCGACCTTTCTCCCGACCATAAGCTGGAAAGCGTTCCCTATGACGATGAATCGAAGCCCTACTATGCCGGAGAGATGATTACCTACTGGAAGCTGCCGACCGTGCAGCAAACGGAGGATATTAAGTTATGGCGGTAAAAAAGACCGTGGCGGAACAGTCCGCCGAAAATACCGTGAACGCCGAACCTGCGAAGAGCAAGTTCGGCGTTTCTATTTACGTTGGTCCGTCCATTCTGGGCTACATCCAGAAGAACACGATTTACCCCTGCGCTGCTGCGGAGGCGGTAGACCGTGACGATGTAAAAATCGCCACCGAGAAATATCCCGGCGTGGCCGATTTCATCATCGACATGGACGAGCTTCACACCACGCCCGAAAAGGCAAAAGCACGCGGCGAGGCTATCCTTGCGTATGCCCGGATGCTCGCCAAATCCAAGTAAGGAGGATTACATACTATGGCAGATCATGGTATTAACGTCAGCCGCGCCGACACCGCCGTGGCGACCCCGAACGCCGCAACCTGCGGCATTCCCTTTGTCATCGGTACTGCACCGCTGTCCAAGGCAACTGGCACCGCTGCGACCGCTGGCACCCCGGTGCTCTGCACCAGCTACACCGAAGCGGAGGAACAGCTGGGCTATGACGATGACTGGGCAAAGTACACCGTTTGCGAAGTGATGCGCTACCACTTCAAACTGTGCGCTTGCCAGCCTGTCATTTTCCTGCCCCTCGCAGAAAACGCGGAAGCAGCAGCCGTGGCAGCTGCCGTTGAGCAGGTCGAGGCTTGCCTGACTATGTTCGGCATCGTACCCGACCTGATTATGGCACCCGGCTTCTCCAAGGATGCTACCGTTTCCGCTGCAATCGATGCGAAAGCTGGCTCTATCAACGGCATGTTCACTGGCAAGGCTCTGGTGGATATTTCCGCAAAAACCTACACTGCTGCGGTTCAGGCAAAAAACAGCGGCACTTTCACCGAAAAGACCATCCTGTGCTGGCCTAACGGCACTCTGGGCAATCTGAAGTTCCATGGCTCCACCGTCATGGCGGGCTGTCTCGCGGAGACCGACACCAAAAATGGCGGCATCCCTTACGAGAGCCCCTCTAATAAGACTGTCCATATTGATGGTCTGTGCGATGACGATGGCAACGTCATCAATCTGACCTACAATCAGGCAAACGTGGTCGATGCCGCTGGTATCTGCACGTTCCTGAACTTCATGGGCAGCTGGACCGCATGGGGCAACCACACTGGCTGCTACCCCAAGTCCACCGATGTGAAGGACTACTTCATCCCCATCAGCCGGATGTTCGACTACGTTTCCAACACGCTCATCAAGACTTTCTGGTCTAAGCTGGACAAGCCGATGAACCGCCGCCTGATTGACGCCATTCTGGACAGCGCGACCATCTGGCTGAACGGTCTGGTCGGTGCAGGCTACCTGCTGGGCGCCCGCGTGGAGATGCTGGAAAGCGAGAACCCTCTGACCAGCCTGATGGCGGGCAAAATCAAGCTGCACGTCTACATGACCCCGCCCTCTCCGGCGCAGGAAATCGACTTCGTGCTGGAGTATGACGCTGACTATGTGACCAGCGCACTCCAGTCCTAAAGAGGAGGTATATCTATGGACCAGTCTGTTGTCAACTTTGCTGTCTATGAGGATAGCATCGAATACGAGGGCATGGCACAGGTTACTCTGCCTGATGTTACCATGTTAACCCAGACCGTTTCCGGCTCTGGCATTGGCGGCAACATTGAGGCTGTCATCATGGGCCATCTGGACGCCATGACCCTTGGCCTGAACTTCCGCACTACCACGCCGCAGTCGGTCAAGCTGGCAGAGATCCGCCGCCATCAGATTGACCTCCGCGTGGCAAACCAGTACGAGGACAACATCAACGGCACCGTTGATGTTCGTTCCGAAAAGCACGTCATGGTCGTCATCCCGAAGTCCACCAAGGGCGGCACTATCGCCCCGGCGACTCCCGCCAACGGGTCTGGCGAGTACGTTGTCCGCTACTGGGCAACTTATCTCGATGGCAAGAAGGTGCGTGAACTGGACCCCACCAACTTCATTTGCTACATCAACGGCACGGATTATCTGGCAGCTGTCCGCAAGGCACTGGGCAAGTAATCAGAGCCAATCGTTATGCCGGGGCTGCATTTTGCGGCTCCGGCCTATTTTTTAACTGCGAAAGGAGCAGCCGCTATGAACACCACCATCAGCGATAAGGAGTACGATGCAGCCATCGCCGCTGCGAATAAAGCTGCAGCCGACCCTTATGTGTACGTCCACAAGCTCATTCAGCCGTTTGAGTATGAGGGCAAGAAGTACGACACCCTGACGTTTGACTTCGGCAAGCTGACCGGCAACGATTCGCTTGCAATCGAGGCTGAAATGTCCGCTCTGCGCCAGCCGGTTATCGTGCCGAGCATGAGTGCGGGCTATCTGATTCGTATGGCCTG